CTCGCCGGCCGCTTTGGTTTCGGTGCCCGATTCGGCGATGTCCTCTTCGATGGGAATTCGCGCCTTCAGCTTCTCGATCATCGCGCGGCGGGCTTTTGCCAGGGCGGCGGGGATGCTGCCGGCATCGGCGGATTGCGTGGCTTCCTGATCTTGGAGCTGAGCCAGCATGTCCCGATCACGCTCCGCAGCTTGGCGATTATGCTCCCGATACTCCATGGCCAGCGATTCCCGTTTCTGCTCGGCGGTCGGACCAGTTGGGGTCTCGGGTGCGGAAGGCTTCTTGTCTTCGTCTTTGCTCTTGCCGGCCTCTTGTGCGGCTTGATCGTTTAATCCATTCAGTTCAGACTTGAGTTTGGCGATCTTCTCCGTTTGATCGCCCGTCACGTCTTCAAACACGCTCTTGATGAACGACGAAATCGCACCCGCAACCTGGCCGATCTTGTTCCCGATCCATGACAGGAATCCCATTGCGGCCGCTTTGATCTTGCCCCAATCACTCAGAGTCGCGATGATGGAGTTCCACGCCTGTCCGACGGATGATGAAGCGTCGCTCCAACTGGATGACAGGTAACTCTTCAGTCCCTGCCAGGCCGATTGAACTTCGGCAATACCTTGTCGGAATACAAGCTTGATCGACGTCCATAGGATCTGGGCGGCCAGGGAGAAATTGCCGGCGGAAATGGCGTTTTTCATCCCGCCGAATACTTTTCCGACGAAAGCCGCCCCTTCGCTCGCGGACTTCTTGATGATCGCGAATGCCTTTCCGGCGATGCCCGACGTATAAAGCAGATAAGCGGCAATTCCCACGATCGCAGCGCCCAGCAACACTACGGGGGAGAACACTGCGGCCAGCGCCCCGCCCATTGCCGTCAATGTTGTCCCGATGCCGCTGATGGCGGCTGAGCCTGCGCCCAGCAGGACTGGAATCAGCTTAAACGGATTGAGCGCGAAGATGGCGGCGGTCCCGATCCCACGAAGCATCGGGAGGATCAGCCCGGCTCCGCCGCTGGCCAGCCTGAATGCACCTCCCAGAAGTCGGATACCACTCGCCGTTCCGCCCAGCAATGCCCCAACGGTCCTGAGACCCGTTCCAAACACCATCATCGCGATGCCGCCTCCCACGAGACTGACGGCCAACGCTGCTGCTGCCGTGACAATCCCGCGATGCTGGCTGATCCATCGGCTTGCAGCGATCGCGGATGTCGTTACCGACCGGACAATGCCGTCGACGGCCGGGGCAAGGATGCTGCCGACCGTGTAGGCGCCCATCTTGATGACCTGCCATAGATCATCGAGTTTGCGGCTGAATTCTTCTGCCGACCTGGCACTGTCGGTGGAGACGACCAAGCCCAATTCGCGGGCTTTGGCGGTAAGCTTATCAATTCCCGCCGAACCGGTCGCGAGCAACGGGATTAGCTCCGCGCCGCCCTTGCCAAATAGAGACTCAACGAGCGAACGGCGCATGTCCGGACTTTTGATGTTGTTGAGCGCGTCGCCGATCTTGCCCAACCGCGTCTCGGCTGACATTTTGGATAGATCTTCAATCGACAGGCCCAGGTCATCGAATGCTTGCTTGGCCTCTGGGCTTCCCTCCGCTGCCTGGACCATCACCTTCGACAGCTTCCCCAGCCCCTTTTGCAATCCGTCGAACGCTGTTCCCGTTTGTTCGCCGGCGTATTTTAGTTGGGAAAGGGATTCGACGCTGGTGTTGGTGCGGGCCGATGCCCTGACCAGTTCCTCGCCCATCGAGGTGAACACTTTGGTCGAAGCGATGAGCGGCGCGGCGAGTGCGGCACCGAATCCGAAGAGCTTGCCGCCGATGGCAGTGATGCCGTCGCCCCACGACTTGAACCGGCGCGCGGATTTATCCAGCGTGCGCGTGAATTTGCTGTCGTCCGCGAAGATCTCCACGAACGCCCGGCCGGCTCGAATTGCTCCTGCGTCTGCCATGGCCTGTTAGCCTCGGATCGAGTCCTTCCAACGGTTGGCCAGTTGTGGCCGTTCCTTGGCCAGCGCCGGTCCCATGTAGGGGTGCGGGGCGTACGTCATCGTCTTTGTGACGCCGTTGATGCGCTGCGTGATGCGCCCGCCTTCTTCCATCACCCGTGGGACAATCCCTGTCTTGAACTTCAGCGGGCCGATGACGACCGACCGGCTCGAAGCGTCGTAACTGAAGAAAAGCAGCTTGCGGAGCAGCGGATTGCCCCGGTGGGCTTTGGGCGGCTCACCTGGCTCCGCCGACTTTTTGGAGTACCGCATGCTCGTCTGCGCTGCGGTTCGGACGAACGCCCCGGCTTGCGACAGGTTCTTCCGAGTCACCAGGTCGACGGCGTTCTTGACCTTGTCGCGGTCAAAGAAAAGGCTTTTGATTCGGGAAAAGTCACTCATGGGAACGTCCGGCCCGGTCCAACGATCGCGGTTTGCCCGCCGCCGATCAGCGGCTGCGGTCGCGGAGGCGTTGTCATGGGTTCGCGTTCGGTTGCTGCCGCTTCCCTTGCCTCTTTGGCTCTGGCTGCGGCGTATTCCGGCACCCGCATCATCATGTCCTGGACGTTGAACTTCCGGCGCTGGCGCGGCTTCAGCGGATTGAAATAGTTTGGGCTCTTCAGTTTCGATTCGTCATGGCATTGCAAGTTGTGCAGCAGCGCCATGAGGTTCGATGTGTGTGACCATTCGTTTTCGCGAGCGGCCTTGTCCATCCTTACGAGTTGTCTTGGTGTGAAGGGTCCGGGATGGATGGCGAGCCGGCCTGCAAGCTCCCAGATAAATCTTTCAACTGCCTGGCCATCAAGGATCGAAGCTGCCCGCTGTCCAGGATCTCGTGGGCGTTGGCAAGCGCCATCTCGTTGAGTCCCTGAATCTCCTTCAGGGTTTTCATCATCACCTGTCGCTTGCCGCTCGGGAAAAAATCGCACAACTCGGCATTCAGCGCCGCAGTGGCACGGTCAAAGGCGTCGCCCTTGAACGCCTCGGCGAATTGCCGCTCGGTTAGCTTCTGCTCGTCGATCTGTTCCCGGCACAGGGCGTAAAACACCCGGCCAAGCGTGTCCAGATCGGACAGTTGCTTGATGCTTTCAACGTCGAGGAAGTCGATGCCGGCGCGGGCCAGCACTTCACCGCGAGCGTAAAGGTTGATCTCAATTTTCCAGTCACGCCCTGCGGCGTCCTTGAATACCTGCATGGGTTGGGTCCCCGGAAGAGTGTGGATTCTCGTTCTGCCTTACGCGCCGATGCCGATGATGGTGATCTTGGCCAACGGTGTTCCGGAGTCGCTGGTCAACGTGAACTCCTTGCTGCTGGATGTCACGGCAAGCCCCGTGCCCGGGGAATAAAGATGGAAGATGCCGGTCGGTTCAATCGGATAAGAGAATCCGGTGGCGGAGCCGCCCAGCACGGTCCAGCCGTTCGATTCGGGCTGGCCCAGCGTGATGGTGTTGGTTGCATCAAGGTTCTCGATGATGATGCACTTGATGTGGCCCGTGCTGCCGTTGGACCAATCGCGCGTCTTGCCGTCCAGGCCGCCCGTCACGGCAGTCAGATCGACCGTTACACCTCCCGTTGAGGATGCGATGTTTACGTCCTGCGAGTGATTGGCCTGACCTGCGCCGGTTCCGTTGGTCAGCGCGTTGGCCGATGCTCCGGATTGCGTTCCGGTGTTAAGCGGAACGGTTACGCCGACGTTGCCGAACGTCACGGCCTCGCCGGTGGCAACGGACAGCGTTACCGATGTTTTCAGAAGGGGCATTTGAGTTCTCCTGTGAGAGTGATGGACCGGAACGATTCGTGCGTCGCGGTTACGGAATCGCAACGCACTGCGGAAGCACAGCAGAGACTCCGGGCTTTATCTTAATCTTGCTCAACATTTCTTTGTCCTCAGGCTCGTTGCGCGGGAACGCCACGACAGCGAAGTCGGCCCACACGCCCTGCACGCCGCTTTGCGTGGAAGGACCGTCCAGAATGGCCAGCGCGATAGTGTTGCCGGAGTAATATGCGGCGCGAAGTGCCTGGAATCCGGCATCGGCTGGTTGCCACGGTACCGACAGGTCAAAGTCCAGCTTCAACTTGGCCGGGATGACGATATCGAATTTGCCGCTGGCCCGCGTCGATCCATCTGCCTCGGTATATGCGCTGGAATCCTCCACCTCGCGGACGCACGACATCTCGGACAAGCTGCCCGGCGCGGCGGCAGTTGCGAGTCCGTTGGCGACCGATCCCCACGACGCGCGGGTTCCGGTGGAAAGCCAATAGACCTTGCCTGTAAAGCCAAGGTAAATGCCTGGGGTATCTGCCATTGTTCAAAGCTCCTGCGGACGGGCGAGCCGTCGCAAAATGGTTATTCGTTAATCACAAAGGTTGCACTGATGACGCACGTAAGGACCTGGAACTTCTCCATGTGCGCCGGGATGAAGATTCCGACCGGCCATTTCTGCTCAAGGCAAACATGTCCAGTGGAAAGCTTCTTTCCCAAAAGAAAATCGCCGATCTGCTCGGCCACGATCATGTAAGGATCGATCGCGGCGTTGGTAATGGCGTCGGCCTTGTACTGAACCGCCACCGATATGCTGGTTTCTTTTCGTTGCGCGCCGCCGCGCGTCAGAAGCTTGGGCGTTTTCGTCTCGGGAATCACCAGCAGTCTAGCGCCCGTTAAATCCTGCAAGTCGAGGCTGATTTCGTACGCGCCCACTGCCATCAGCGATGGGTTCCACGTCTGACCGTTGAGTAATACGACGACGGCATCGCGAATCTGTGGGCTCGTGGTACTCATGCAACGGATATCTGCTTCGAGTGAAGCCGAAGTAGGTCGCCTTCGTGGTCGCTGGGGTCGAACGGCGGGGTCATCAACTGGTAGGTGTAGGTCAACCCGCCGCCGGCAAACTGGATCTTGTCGCCTTTCGCCGGCACGATCTGCGATCCCGATAGCACCAAGTCACGCGCTCGTACGATGAAGTCATGCGACGTGACCTGGATAATTCCCCGGCCTTCGCCCTCGTCCACCACCATGACTGACTTGCCGCGCGTGGCCATCAAGGTCCCGGAGGCCGTGCCTCGAATGACCTTGATGGCCACCCCGCGAACCGCCAACAGGCTCGCGAACATGGTGAGGGCGTCGGACATCGGATTAGAACACCGGGTCAAGCGTTGCCGATTTCGAGCTGGCGTTGCCGGCCCCGCTGTTGGTGGAGCGAAGCCCCAGATATCGCTGCGTCGCGGGCACCGCGCTACCGGTTGCGGGCGGGCTGAACGGTAGACGGAAACGAATCGTGGCCGCCGCTGCGCCCGTGCCCCCGACTCCGGTTTGCACCAGAATGCCTGGGTAGACGTTAGTCGGCGTGCCAAGGTTTGCCGCTGCCGACACGATCACGTCATAGGTCATCGTGTCGGTGTCAGGCAGCTGTCCTGTGGTCAGCGCCGGGGCGGCAATTTCAAACTCGCCGGTCCAGGCGGTTTCGCCCTTGCTCCCAAGTCCCAAATCAATGGAGGCTCCGGTCGTTGCGGCCGCTCCGTTGGGAAGCGCCACAGTTGCGGTCAGAAGACCATCTCGAAGATTCAGCATAGTGAGTACCTTTCAATGAAAACGGCCGCGATGCGGCCGGGTAATTGCAAACTCAGATCGTGATGCACCGTTACGAAACGGCTTCGGTATTGAGGATCGAGTCCGTCGGGTAGATCGGAATGCCCTCGTACTCGGTTGGGGTCGGGGCGATGGTCGCTTCCTTGCCGCTGACCTTCTGGTTGCTGTTTCCGAACAGCGTGACGCTGCGGCTCTGCTGCAACTGTGTTCGTGATTGGCGGCTCATGAAGATCGCATCGGGACGGATACCGACCTTGAAAAGGCCCATCAGGCTGGCAAGCAGCGTATCGTTGAGGGTCTTGCCAGATTGGGCGGAAATGTTCTTGATGCGACCGACGCCCAGGAGCGAACCTAATTGCAGGCCGGGCCGGATGTTCACTTCCTGAACATAGCCGGTATATTGGTTGCCGCTGGGGTCGTTCAACTGCTGAATCATGATCTCGGACGGCTTGAGGTTGCCGTTGTTGCCGAAAACCCACTGACAGTATTGCGGCCCAAACTTCACCGCCCAAACGCTGGTCGTCCCGTTGGAAGTGCTGCCCGTGGCATCGACGGTTAGATTGGCCGAGTCGTACATGTTGACCAGGCCGGGATGGCCCAGCGCATCGTTGGCTGCGCCGTAGTAGAACTGCGATCCCATTGTGATCATCGCGGCTTCCATTTGGCCTTTGCCCTCGATGGCGAGCAACGCCTCGGCACCGTCCTCGTGCGCGTCGGCGATGGCGCGGTCTGCGGTCCATCGCGGCGTGACGATGAATGTATCGACCGTGCGATTCTCGTAGGTGCTTTTGCCGGGCGTCGCGCCGGTGTTTGCTTTGCGGAATCCAACGGTTGGCAATGCAGTGCGTACAAGCGTCTTGTAGCTCAGGCCGATGATCGTTCGGGCCGGCACCTGCTCCATCTCGGGATGCGCCCGGATGGTTTCGTCGATCAGTCCGACCGTGACATCGGACCCGTTCATCTTGGCGATATCCAATAGGGTCGTTGTGCTAGAGGCTGTGGCGTTTGCCATATTCGAATCTCGCTTTCAGTTCAGAGTGTGGAGGTGGTTTGTGGACCTTCGCGGCATCGGCCGGTCGGTTAGTTCTTTCCCGGAAGCTTCATCGCGGCTGCGGCCAGCGCCAGATTGGGAGTAAGCCCTTGCTTCGTCGGCTTGGCCGAGGCGCCGGTCTTGGTGCCTTCGGGCACCGATGCGATCGCTTCGGGGTTGCCCCTGTCGATCGCGGACAGCTTCTTCTTAAGTTCCGCGTTTTCGGACTTCAGCACGTCGGTTGCGGCTTTGTGATCGGCCTGTAACTTCGTGATGAACTCCGCGGCGGCGGTGTGGAACGGCTTGCCCTCGACAAACCAGCGCCCGCCAACATCACCGAAAGCGGCGACGTAGGCCTCCGCGTTCTGGCCCTTCTTGGCTTCGTCGCCGTCCCCGCCGCCGGTGTCGGTCGGCTTGTCTTCGTCATCATCGTCATCGTCGGTGTCACCGACCTTGCCTTTCCACGCCTTGATGCACCGGGCCGATTCGTCGCTGGCGGATTTGAGCGCTGATACCGCGCGCTTGGCCAGCGCCTTAGTGTCATCGTCCGCGTCGTCGGCCATGTCGCCGGCGTGATCCATCGCGGCCCGGACCTTCCCTTTGTGGTCGGTGGCGCTGGCGATGGTTCCCTGTAGAACCTTCCGGGCGGCCGTGTTGGACGACTCAGTGTCGTCGTCCGCCCTGCGTGGCGTCACGACAGGGGTAGCAAGGGCGACGGCCGTGGCCATCGAAGCTGTGGCTTTCGCCATATTTTTCTCCTGATTTGGGCTTGTCGCCCTTGTGGTGATGGCCTGCAGCGTCTCATCGACTGATGAGGTAACGTCGTCAATCAGGCCAAGTTGTTTTGCTTGTGGACCGAGAAAAGCCCGGCCGTCTGACAGTTCCATCGCGCGGGCGGGATCCATTCCGCGGCCGGTCGCGACGGCTGTGACGAATTGCTGAAAAAGATCGTCGTTGATGCGGGCGGTGTCCGCTTTCAGGTCGTCGGTGACTTTGCCATCGGCGCCCATGCCCTTGAATCGTTTCGATGCTATCAGGGTAAGGCTGATGCCCATTGCCTCGAGCATCTTGGTTCGATCGGCCAGCACGGCATACACGCCGATGTTGCCCACTTCACATTCCCGGCGAGCGATGATCTGTCCGGCCTGCGAAGCGATGTAATACGCGCCGGAGCAGCAAAGCCCGGTAACGATGGCAGTGACGGGCTTGACCTCATTGGCCTTTGCCACGGCGTCCGCAAATTCCACCGTTCCGTTGACAAAGCCGCCGGGCGAGTCGATGACCAAAACGATTTGCTCGATGCTGGCATCGTTGAGCGATTGGGACAGATACTGCATGAGCAGCATCGTCGGGCACCATCCCATCCATTGGTCAAAGGGCGTGGCGTACTTCGTGAGAATGCCCACGATCGGAATAATGGCGACGCCGGGCGCGGCAACCTGGCCCTGCGATTCTGGCTGTTCGATCGGAACTCGCATCTCCCGCGTGGCCTGGGCGATCCGTGCATACATCGCTTGGGCGTGCGATTCGGATAGCAGTAAACACCGTTCGGTCAAGACCGGGGCGATGGCAGCTACGATGGGGTTCTCGGTGTTTTCCATGTGTTCAGTTGCCCCACAATGCTTTGTGGGCCTTGGCCCGATTCTTCTCGTCTTCGTCTTCCTGGTTCTGCGCTTCGTTGGCGTCCACAGTCTGCGTCTGCTGGTTGGCCGGATCATCCAGCGTGACGGCGGGGAGCGCAGTTGAAATAATCACGTTATGGTCATGTGCGTATTGCTCCGCTGATTCCCGCTCGTCAATGTTGCCCTCGAAGTCGCTGCCGTCTTCCTCGCACTCTCGCTGCGGGCTGCTCAATCCGGCATTTATCCGGGCGATCTTGGCGCTGATTTCCTTGAGGGGATCAAACAGCGGCATGCCGGGATGGCTCCACTGCCACCGCATGTCGTGCGGTTGCATCTTCGACGGAAGCTTTATTTCGTCGTCCGCGATCGCCAGTCCAAGCCTCCAAGCGGTGGTCTTGTCCAGCAGTAGCCTGAGTCTCTCCCGCTTTATTTTTGCTGAGCCTTCGTAGCGGATACCCGCCATTCGCGAGCCGGAAAAATTCGTGTGGGATTCGTCGAACCAACTGAAGGGCACGTCCAGCGCCTTCATTGCTACCATCGTCATGATCTGGCAAAACGCCTGGAACTGTGTCGAGGGCTGCTGACTTTCGAGGATCTCCATGTCATCGCCGTCGTCCATGTCGATGACCTGCGGTCCCTTGTCGAATCGCATCCCGCTGTAGTCACCGCGAAGTGGCTGGCCGGTTGTGGTATCCACCTCGGGGCGGCGTTCGCCCTGGCCAAGCTCGAGGGGGTCTGACCCCTTTCGCTTCAGCTTGATCCCGAGAAATTGCGTCGCTTTCGCTTTCAGCAAGGCGTAATCGAACCCCTCGTACAAATCTCGAAAAGTATTCGCGGCCGATGCGAATGGTGATATTCCGCGCACTTGGTCGATGCGGCTGTAGTAGCCCAGCATGTCGGCGAATCGAGCCGGGATCATTCGGTCAAATTGCAGGCTCGTCCAGTTCGGCGGCCGGCGGAACACCATATATCCTAGCGCCCGGCCATATTCGTTCGTGTAAACACCGTTCTGCACCCAGCTTGGGTCGGTAATCCCCAACTGGCCGAAGGGAATCCCACCCATCGACATGATCCGTTCGCCTTCGATGCCCTGGAGCTTCCCGGTCTTGACGCGATTGACGAGGATGTCACCATCAATGGTGGCATGCGCGCCCCAAAGCCGCATCTGGTCTTTCAGGCTGTGTCGCCCTGCGCTATCACAGTTCTCGGGCCTGCCCCACCACGCCATAAACTGGTTGACGTCCCGATCGAATGCCTTGTCACCCGTCTTAGACCGGAAATGAAAGTTTGTCGTGTTGTCGAGATGCACCCTAAGAATGAATCCGGGAATCGTGAAGTTCCGAACCAGATCTCGGACGCTCGTGGTAAGCTGCCGGCGGCCAAGGTCGCGCAGCTCCATATCCTCGGAAGTGGTGCGACCGACGAACCGCTTGCGGTTGCCGCGGTGATTGACCGCGTCATAACCGAAGCTGGCCCACCCGGTATCGTCCGAATAGTTGGCCAGCCGGCCGCCGATCGGCGCGTCGAAGCCGGCCCCACCGAAGGATCTAAAATTGAAAGGCTTGGACTGCGTCACGCTGGATTACCAACCCATCCGGAGAGTGGAGACACGGCGGCGGGCACCGCTCAAAAGTGCGACTTGATTTTTCCAATATTGAACTTGGGTCGCCACGTCCATCGCGTTTCGATAAACGCTTTGTTCACCGTCCACCGTCACGCTTGCCAGCCCGGTTGTCGCAAGTGTGGCTTCGGCGGTCGTCCACTTGTTCAACATGGTCTGGGCAAATTGCAGGCTGTTTTGTGGTGCCGGTAATTGGGCGGCTTGATTGTCGGGCGACGATCCGAGCGGCGCAATTGAATTCGCCGCCGTGCCTGTCCAGTCCACGACGAGGGTGAGGTCTTTACCATCTCGGGACAACCGCGCGTCAGTCGGCGCGGCGGCTTCGCCGGCCTGCTGATAGATCGGCAGCAAGCTCAGTCCATTCGGGATCCCGGCGCGGTATAGATTGGCGAAATACATTCCCGAGTTCGCGACCGGCTCAACAAAGGGGATGATGTAGCTCCCCCAGTTGTTTGCGTCGTATGCCTCATACTGGCGCGAGACCTGATTGAGGTATTTCCCAGACGTGTTCACATTGGGCGCGTAGAGTTGCTGGCCGCTCGGGGCCGAGATTTGTGCCTCGTTTTGCCGATTGACGGGAAATTGTTCAGCCGGGCCGTTCATGGGTGGCTGTTGCTCATGGAGTCGGGTTCCACCAACAGATCCACAGGCCCCAAAAGTAGAGGGCTGTCAGGATCGCGATGGCAGTCAAGACGCTTCTCAGAAAACACTGCTCTCCTCTATAAGTAAGGCGCGTGTTCTACACGTTTGCGTAATCATGCGAAATACAACCGGTTGTATTTACTATAGTTGTCATAAATAATAATATTGTTGGGCCGTTTTTAG